TATTTAACCCCTTGGCTGCTAACAACGAAATACGTGACACATCCACAGGTACGAATTGGGTGGGCTCAGGGCCTGTTGATATTACCGCTCTGGGTTTTGTGGCCATAGGAACAACGCCCGGTGGCTCTGCTTTAGGAAACGGCTCTTCCGTGCACTGGTTCGCAAATGCCGTCTTAGGTGAATAAATTATAAGGAGTTTAGAGGCATGGCCATTTCATACAATAGCAATTTTGACGGCACCACACCCTTTAGTGATGTTACTTATCCCGTGGCTTTGGCTACAAATACCGATGAAACCATTACAGTGCCCGGTACTGCAACCATGCAATATCAAGCATTATTTAGTTATACCTCAACATCAAATGTATTTGTACGGCTTAACGCTATACCTACAGTTCCTCCCGCGGGAACAGGTGCGCTTGAGCAGTACAATGAGTTTCGACCAATGAAGAAATATGTGAAAGGAGGTGACGTCATACACTTAATTACCCCTGACGCATCTGCCTATGTAGGGGTTTCATTAATGCAATTGCCCGGATAAAAACAAAACACCATAATCACAAGGATTCGTGATGGTTAGTACTATAAAGTTTAGTGAATTTGTTAATGGCGGCGATTTATCTAATGATAAAATAACGGTCGGCCTTGATGCCACAGCTACTATCAACACGCGCTTTAATAATCCATGGACCTTCTTAGCAGACGGCACAACGGGGGATAGACCCACGCCCGCGGTGGCCATGTACTATCGCCTAAGATTTAATACAACACTTGAGGTGTACGAATATTACGATCCAACGGTCGCATTATGGGTTCAATTATCAGGAACGGGCACAGGTACTGTAAACCCTGGGACTGTTAATGACATAGCCTTTTATGCGGCTAATGGAACGGCTATATCGCCTATAGCCAGTGCCGCCAATTCCGTTTTAGTGACAAACGCCGGAGAGGTGCCATCCCTTAGCACGACACTGCCAAGTGGTTTATCAATACCAGGGGCTATAATCACGGCATCAACCGCCGCATTGCTAGCGGGCTCTGTAGTTGCCGCCCCTCTTGTAGGCAGTGATTTAACGAATAAAACTTACGTGGATTCTTTATTTGCATCTGGCGTTACATCAATTACAGGAACCACCAACCAGGTGATTGCATCTTCATCAACTGGTGCCGTTACCCTAAGTTTGCCACAAGATATAGCGTTAGGTAGTACGCCCACTTTTGGGGGCTTAACCCTTACCTCAATTCCCTTGTCAGCGACATCAGGCGGCACCGGACAATCAACCTATGTTTTAGGCGATACATTATATAGCTCCGCTGCTAATGTTTTATCCAAATTATCAGGTAATACCACAGCAGTAAAACAATACCTTTCTCAAACCGGTACGGGTGTTGTATCAGCAGCACCCGCATGGGCTACTGTAGCGGGTGGAGATATTACAGGGGCCGCACTTACAAAAGTTGACGATACGAATGTCACCATGAGTCTTGGTGGGTCTCCCACTACGGCATTACTCAGAGCTACTTCTATGACTTTAGGATGGACAGGTCAGCTGAGTGTTGCTAGAGGAGGGACAGGCCTTGCGGCTGTTACTGCTCATGACTTGATGATAGGAAATGGCACAAGTGCGCTTACATTGTTAGCACCAAGCGCTACTTCTGGAATACCTCTTATATCCCAAGGAGCTGCCGCCGATCCCGCTTACGGGACTGCAGTGGTCGCCGGTGGTGGAACTGGGAATACCACCTTTACAGCCTATTCAGTTATTTGTGCGGGCACAACAGCAACAGGTGCTTTCCAAAATGTTAGCGGCGTAGGAACAGCCAACCAGGTTTTGGTCTCAAATGGAGCAGGATTATTACCGACCTGGCAATCAGTTCCTGGTGTAGTCCCAGCAGCTCTTACCAAAACTGACGATACTAATGTCACATTGACTCTAGGTGGCACCCCTGCCACAGCGCTTTTGCAAGCCACATCTTTAACCTTAGGATGGACTGGCCAATTATCATTAGCTCGGGGTGGAACAAATGCAAGTTTAACGGCAAGCAATGGTGGTATTTTTTATAGCACAGCAACTGCGGGCGCAATTTTGTCTGGAACCGCCACAGCAGGTCAGATGCTTCAATCTGGTGCAACTGCAGCGCCTACCTGGTCAACTTCTACATATCCCGCAACCAATGCCGTTAGCACTTTGCTTTATGCATCATCAGCTAATGTCATGGCAGCTTTAGCAACAGCAAATAGTGCCGTTTTAGTCACCAATTCCACTGGTGTGCCTGTATGGTCAAGTACCATGACCAATGGTCAATTAATAATCGGCTCAACAGGTGCCACGCCAACGGCTGCGACTCTAACCGCAGGCTCTGGCGTCAGCATAACCAATGCAGCGGGCTCAATCACTATAGATGCCACGGGCTCAGCTATGTCTTGGAGCACGATTGCCGGTACAACGCAGGCAGCGGCTGTAAATAACGGTTATGTTTCTGGAAATGCCGCTCAAACCACAGTCACGTTGCCCGCAACGGCTGCCGTGGGCGCTACCGTCGCCGTAGAAGGCCTAGGTGCTGCAGGCTGGGTATTGACCGCGAATACAGGCCAAACAATAAAAATAGGCTCATCAACCACAACAAGCGCAGGGAGCTTAACGAGTGTAGCGGCAAGCGATAATGTTTATGTTACCTGTATTGTGGCCAATACCACATGGCGAGTTCGTACCACTAACTCAGCCGGATTAACTATTTCTTAAAGGGATTTTTAGATGGCTACAAGGAATCAAGTTGATGTCGGTTTATCGGGCCAAACCGGAACAGGTAGTTTTGTCGGCTCTACAAGCCCAACTTTAGTCACACCTTTGCTTGGGACACCTACTTCTGGTGTCGCCACAAACTTAACTGCAACGGGTGGCGTAAGAAGCTATCAGATATTTACAACGGGGACCGCCGCAACTTATACCAAACCTGCCAACGTTACATCAATCCTAGTCGAAATTTGGGGCGGTGGAGGCGGTGGCGGTGGTACTGCTGCGGGAGGTGCCGGAACCTCGATTGTAGCGGGAGGCGGTGGTGCCGGAGGTTATGCAAGACTGTATGTGGCAGCTTCTAGTAATACTTATACCTATACAGTTGGAGGTGGTGGTGCTGGCGGTGCGGCTGGCAATAATGCCGGAACAACGGGCACCACCACTACATTCAGCGCCTCATCTTTACAAGCTACGGGCGGTGTAGGTGGTGCTCCTGGAGCCGCATCAACCACGGTTGGCATAAGTGCGGGTGGGGCCGGAGGCGTTGGCTCTAATGGGGATATGAATGCCAACGGTGCCATAGGTGGCGTTGGTGTCCTACTTAGTGGTGGCTCTGGGGTTTTAGCATCTGGCCCTGGCGCATCGTCACCAATAGGAGGCGGCGGAGTTTCATTGATTAATGCCGCGGGCGCAGGAAACAATGCAACTAACTACGCATCTGGCGGCGGTGGGGCCTGTTCAGGTGCCTCAACAAACAGAGCGGGCGGTAATGGCAGTGGTGGATTAATCATAGTTTGGGAATTTTCTTAAATGGCTACGAGAAACCAGGTAGATGTTGACCTTTCGGGCCAGACAGGGACAGGTAATTTTGCAGGAAGTACATCAGCGGGATTTGTAACCCCTGTTTTGGGAACCCCAACATCTGGCATTGCTACGAACATAACAATTACTGGTGGTGTTAGGAGTTTTCAAATTTTTACTACAGGGACTGCCGCTACCTATAATAAGCCCTCGAATGTTACCTCTATTTTGGTTGAGGTTTGGGGCGGCGGTGGTGGTGGGGCTGGATGCGCACAGACCGGTCTTGCCTCGAATTCTGTTGTGGGAGGCGGAGGCGGTGCCGGAGGTTATGCCCGTCTTTATGTGGCCTCGGCAAGTTCAACTTATACGTACACAGTAGGCGGAGGCGGTGCTGGTGGTACTGCTGGTGCCAACCCTGGTTCAACGGGTGGCACGACATCTTTTAGTGCCTCATCGCTACAAGCAACCGGTGGCGTAGGTGGTGCAATAGGTGGTGCCTCATCATCCGTAGGTGATGCAGCCGGTGGTGCCGGGGGAGTTGGCAGTAACGGCGATGTTAATGCAAATGGGGCCATAGGTGGCGCAGGATTAATGCTAAATGGCACCACCGCAATTTTAGCCTCAGGCCCCGGGGCATCCTCACCCATTGGCGGAGGAGGGGTTGCTTTGATAAACGCCTCAGGTGGGGCCGCGGGTAATAATGCCACCAATTACGCCTCTGGCGGCGGTGGGGCTGTTGCCGGAACAACCACTAACCGAGCCGGTGGCAACGGCAGTAGTGGCTTGATAATAGTTTGGGAATTTTCCTGATAAAAGATAAATTTTAAATCATAACGGAGATAGTTAATGGCTTTAGAGATTCAAACATTAAAACAACAGTTGCAGAACCTAATAGCTCAAAGAGATCAAGTCTCGCAAAATTATCAGCAATATATTGGCGCTATTAGTATTTTACAAGAGCAGATTAAGATGGTGGAAGCACAAGAAGAAGAAACAAATAAGGAGATTTCAGATGGCGGAAAAATGGATTCAGAATGCAATCAAGAAGCCGGGAGCATTGCATAAGGAACTTGGTGTGCCAGAAGGCAAGAAAATACCCGCTAAGAAATTAGCGAAAGCCGCTAAAGCACCAGGTAAGTTGGGACAAAGAGCGAGACTCGCTGAAACTTTAAAAGGAATGAGAAAATGAAAAAAGACAGCAAGAAAAAAGAGGATAAAAAGAAAACCTCCAAGAGCCCTATGCGAAAAGACTGCTACTAAGGGGATTAACATGGCCTATGAAAATGGCAAAGATACAGCGGGCAGTCCTAGAACAAGCCCTACTGATTACAACCGAGACATAGATGCGGCAAAGGTGGCTCGGAACAATCAGTTAAAAGATACAGACCCCATGATCGAAAAGGAAGGATTTTTAGGGGTTGATGATTTAGATAAAATGAGACGAAGGAAAATAAGGTAGTTCTAAAAACAACAAGTCCAATTATAAGGAGATTTTGATGGCTATTACCGCAATTGGTCGCTATTTTGTAGGTGACCCTAACATCGTTGCAATCGTTTCAACGGATAACTTAGCAACCATTACCACATCCGGTTATCTTACAACTCAAGCTGATGAAATTGAAGCACTACAAAATGGTGAGTTTCAATGGACTGATACTGATCTAGTATTAATCTATTACGCAACTGCACAAATCGGGTTTTTTGTACGCGACGCTCTAAACGATACGTTTGATGCGTTAGCACCATCCGGCGGTCTTGCCGATACCTTACAAGATGGAGACATCTTCGTGGGAAACGCGTCAAACCTAGCCACGGGCGTTACCCCATCAGGCGATATAACTTTGACCAACGCGGGGGTTTTCGGTATTGCAGCGGGGGTTATTGTTAACGCTGATGTCAACGCCGCAGCCGGAATTGCCTATAGCAAGCTCGCCGCCTTACCTTCTGCTGATATCTTAGTTGGTAGTGCTGGAAACGTGGCCACAGCCGTTGCTATGACTGGTGATATTGCCATTACCAACACTGGGGTCACCTCAATCCAAGCAGGCACTATAGTAAATGCCGACGTCAATGCAGCAGCTGCGATTGATTTTTCAAAGCTTGCAGCCTTAACCAGCACTAACATATTAGTAGGAAGTGCCGGGAACGTTGCAACCTCAGTCGCGGTTACGGGGGACGTAACTATTGGCAATACTGGTGTAACCGCCATTGGTGCCAATAAAGTATTAAGCTCTATGATTTCCCCTCTAGTAGAAAAATACATCGCAGTCCCAATGACCGCTGCCAATTTCAAAGCATTATATGATACACCTTTGCTTATGATTGCCGCAGGTGGCGCCAATACCCTGGTTGTCGTTAAGCGCGCAATCGTCGCTATGACCTTTGTTTCAGCGGCTTATGCTGCCGGTGGTGTTGTTGGCTTCCAATATGATTCAACCGTTCATGGTGCCGGCGTTGCTGCAACCAATACCGAAGCTGCCGCAGATTTCTTTGCCGCTGCAAGTACGGCGTTTCAATTCATTGGCGTATCAGGTAATACGGTTGCTATATCCCCATTCACGACTTCTGTGAACAAAGGAATATATTTATCGAACCTAACTGCAGACTTTACAACGGGTGATAGTACTTTTGTTGTGCATCTTTGGTACAGTATTATTCCTACAGTATAAAGGGATGCATGAAAAAACCAGCACTCTTGTTTACATCTTTTCTGTGTGGATGCTCAAATCTCCACACAGAGATTTATACGGATGTATGCATTAAGCCATTAAAGGCGTACACGTATTTGACCTGCCTTGACATTGATTTCACGGTAGATGACCAACGATTTATCATCCCAAAAGGATTTAAAACAAATCTAGCAAGTATTCCAAAAATTGCATGGCCTATCATGGCACCTGCGCATTCCTCATTAATTCGCCCCGCAATAATTCACGATTGGTTTTATAGAAAAACCTGCGATTTTACTAGGAAGCAGGCTGATTTAATTTTCTATCACATGCTTATAAATGACGGTATTCCACGCTACAAGGCATCGGTAATGTATTACTCGGTTAGGTTGTTTGGATGGAGGTTTTACAGTGAGGAATATTGCGAATGAGGCAAGATGAATTAAAAAGATGGATAAAAAGTTATGAGGATTTTAGCAACAAACCTTATATATGCACAGCCGGCAAATTAACCATAGGATTTGGAAGGAACATCCAGGATAACGGCATCAGTGACATTGAGGCTGAGTTCATGTTTAACAACGACATGAAGCGCACAGAGCAAGATTTAATGACATGCAGATGGTATATAAACGCCCCGTCTCCCGTCAAGGATGCATTATTTAACATGTGTTTTAATCTAGGACTAACGCGCCTTCTGGGCTTTAAGAAGATGATTAAAGCCATCATAGAGAAAGATTATACAAATGCCGCCATAGAGGCCCTGGATAGCAAATGGGCCACACAAGTAGGCGAGAGGGCCAAGGACATTGCAATAATGATTCGAGAAGCCAATGCTGAAGACTGAACAAAGCGAGCACATTAATATTGTTACCTGGTTCCATCTTCAATTTCCTGAGCTCGCTGATGATTTTCATCATTTTGCAAACGAAAGAAAATGCTCCATTGCTCATGGGCACTTATTAAAAAAAATGGGCGTGAAAAGAGGTGTGTCCGATTTTTTTGTGGGCATTCCATCAGGCGGTTACCATGGATTATGGATTGAATTAAAAGTGGGCAAAGGAAAACTAAGCCCCGAGCAAATCGCATTCATCAATAGAAAAAATGAAAGAGGGTATCTGGCAATTGCTGTTTGGGGGTTTGATGCAGCTATAGAAATAATTAAAACCTACCTGGGAAGTACAGGCACAAAATGCATTATAAATACACCAAAAAACTGTATATAATAAATCCAATTTGTTAGGGTAAATTTTGGCTATTTGCGATTAACCAATTAGTCAATACTTGATTCAAATTCAAAATATTTTATACTAAATTAGGTTTGATTATTACAGTAATCAGACTTAATGGAGAGGTATTAAAAGGGAGATTTAAATGGAAAGCAGGAGCTATGAATTTGAACATGATGAAAATGAATGCGCCGATGATTATGTCAGCTTGGATGACTGGAAGCCAGCAGAAAAAAAAGTAAGCATTGTACAGTCCGAATGGAGAAAAAATAAAATTGGCCAAAATTACAACCAAAGACCTGGCCGAGATGATTTAAAAAAGATTAAGCTTCATGTAGGAAAAAAAACACCCGACTATGACATCATGAACGCATTTGGAATAACTTGTGAAACACTTCTGGCCATTAAAAAAAATAAATACAGTGCAGAAGAGGGCATAGCTCTAGATGACCAGGCCAAGATTTATAAAGCATTTGAAAAAATAGAGAATGACATCGGCCTACTTCAGCGAGCCATAGACTTTATTGCATCGACTATGTTTATAGATAAAATCTCATTGGACTTATACAAGCATGCTTGCAAAAAGCCAAAGCTAGTAAAGACTGAAAAATCCAAGAAAGATGATTTTGACGAAGATGAAGAGGAGGACGATATTTTTTGATTGTAACGGGTCCCGTTTTCAAATTGATGACGGGCTTTCACCGCCTCCGATCCCTTGTACTGCCGACCTCGCAGAGCACTTACAGGCAATTAAGCCTCATTATGGCAACGTGCTACGGCCTCTCAACCATTAACCATGGCTGGTTGAGTTCTTGTGACAATCGGATCAACGCCGCGATTATCATGTATTAATTACTTAAGCCTTAAACCTCTCATCAAAACAAACTTTCAAACATTTAAAGTTACAAAAATGCATTTCAAATTTCAGCCCGCATATCATGCTAGTCACAGTGAAAGCTATGTCTTGAATCGATTTAATTTCTTTCTGGCAATAATCACAAATTATTTTTGTTTCAATTGTCATAATTATTCCACATCTTTTAATTCATCTGATTGCTGATTTAGTATTTGAACATACATCTTTTCTCTAAAATCACTGGGAATAGAAAAAACAAGTCCACGGTTATCAGACAATGATAATGACTCTTTTAATGTCGTGATCAAAAGTATTAACTGTTTTTCACTGATTTTCATTATAGTCTTCTAAACTTTTGTCGCATTTATTGCATCTTATATTATATATTTCACAGCCACAGCACCTATTGTCCCATTCATGCTCACAATAGTTATCAATCATGGATTGGATTTTATTGATTAATTCACAATTCTTTTTCTCGTAGAACCAAAGAGGCGGCTTCATTATATCTCGAATTTCAATTAGCTCTTCTTTCGTGAAGTCATTCATCGTTCAATTCACCATCTTTATAAAATAGTTCATCAATACCTTTCTCAAGAAGCTTTATAAGACTATCCATGGGTTCGTATAAAACACTAACAGCATCATCATCCGACGTCGATGTCCAGTAAATAGATTTAATTCCGCCCAATGCTATGCCTAATAAAATGGAGGCTTTAAATAGCCTTTCTTTTTCATTCATTGATAAAACTCACCGCATTTCTTGCATTTATTATAGAACCTGGGCACTTTCATTACTCCGTGAACATCAAAATGAGGAAAGTCTTTATCATAATTATATCCATCACTTTCATGCTGGCATACTTTAGGGGCGCAATAATTATAAAGATCTTGCTTCTGTTCCTCTGATAGCAAGTTTTTCCAATAGTCAATCTGAGCTTGGATAAGGGCTTCATAGGAGGGGTAGCATACTTCTTCTCGCCACACGTTGATTCCATCTCCATAGAAATAGCCGCTAGATTCATAAAAGTTTCTTTCAATAATGGAAAAACTGTAAGGTGCCCCATATTTCATAACGAATAATTTGTCACCCAGTTCATAATTATGTTCTGGTTTTTGCTTCGCTAATTCTGAAAGCATGGCTATTAGGTGGTCTATATTACTAAATGCATCATTTGGTGAATCATCAATATGTAAAATGTATTCTACGAATTCAGTTAAGAAATTTATCTCTATTGAAATCTGTCCATCAAATTTCATGTAATAGTTATGAGACAATTCATGCGCTATTTTGAGCTTATCGTAGTCAATCATTACACAGCACTCTAATTTCTATGCACGGATTATCACGCCCATGGAACTTTCCGCATATTAAACATCTTTCATCGGAATAGGGATAGCTAGTACTGCCATACTGAAACGATTGCTTATATGGATTCAATGGATTGGCCTTACAATCGCAACAAGGGGTTGAGGGCGCATTTATGCGTGAGCATCTCGGGCATTCCCAGGGACTATTCATCTTTGTTAGGATCCTCTATGGCCTCATAGTCTTCTTCTGAAAGAATTCTTGTGTGCTTAAATCCAGCAACTTGCATTTCTCCGCACTCGGGGCAATGATACATGCCGATTGGTCCAAAAGTTTGAGTTGGGTCATGCGGACATTCCGATGGACTACTCATCTTTGCATCCATCCATTACCCATTGAACCGCTTTCTTATGACCTTCTTCGGCTTCATCCCATGTGGAGTATCTATCCATATAAATATCATCACCGGATTTACCATCTTTAAAAACCATGGTTTCAAATAATAGAGGAGGGCCATCAAAGTATTGATGATTAATACCCATCCAGACAGTTGATACCCAACAATCATTAATAATTTCATCAGCTACATGTTTAGAATGATTATTTTTCATCTCATAAATTTGACTTCCCCATTCATCAAGAGTACATGGGCGAAAAGTATGATCGGCGTTTAAATAGAAATAATAATTGTCACTCATTACCCATATCAACCAATTGACTTATTAATGCAAATTTAGCTTCTTTCTTTGACTTATATATGTCACAAGGTTTAAAAGGCCAAACGCCACCTTTATCAAGGGCTATTTGTACATATCCCTGCTCTATAAATTCTTCACCATATTTTCCCGCATCAATGGTTACATTTCCGATCCATACTTTTTCGTCTTTTTTAAATTTAGTCATGCCTAACGCTCTCTATAATTAATCCTTTATATCAAACTGTCTCTCATAAAAGCCAAACAGTTCTTCTTGTAACTTTCCAGCCTGTTCAATAATAGCTGAATCAACTTTCAATATTCCACATAAAACTTTATATTTCTCAAAATGGCGTATGGACTCGAATAACTCTTGCCTTCGCTGTTCCTTACCAATTTGCAACTTTCTCTCTTCGCTTAAAACATCCATTTACTATCATCCTCTATTAATTTTTCAAAATCCAAGACGGCTTGTTTATAACCCACATTATAACCACATGAAAAACTTGCAGGCTCCGTATGGACAAGGGTAGGGAGCTTCGTTGCAATTTCCTCTAGTTTTTCATCAATCCATTCGCTGACTAATTGCATTAAATTCCTTTTTTATGCGATACGTAGTCTATTATTTATCCTCTTCCCTATTAAGCCTAGCTATGAAATCATCGGCCTGTGTTGTGGTCAACTGCCCAATGGTTTCAACGTCGTAATACTCTAGGGCCTTCTGCATTCTGCCATTAGCAAAGCCCTTTACGGCAATCAGGCTATGTATTTCTTTCATTTGTTGAGGGGTGGCTATTTCACCGGTTTCTCGATCTTCCTCGATAGAGCATTCTACGTCAATAACTTGTGACTTTGCGGCCTTTAATTTATCCATCAGCACTTGAGATTTGGTGTATTTATTTTGGATAGGAGCCTGTTCTTGCATGCTGTCAGCCTCGCCATCGCTATAGGTGCCACCTAACAAATCTTGGAATGCTGAGCGCAATCCCTGGCATTCTGCTACCTTCTTAATCATTGTCTCAGGCTTTCCCGTTTGAGGATTCCATAGGCTTTTACCTGTTGAGTACTCAGATAACTTCACCCAGGTATAAGAAGGGCGCGCCGAGCTTTTGCGCTTAACGATGCAATAGGCCCCTAATAATTCGCCTCGGTCTTTTAGGTTGTATTCGTGGATGATTTCCCCACTAATGCTATTGCGCTTAAATTTGTCATTAGAATAAACAGCGTCGCATTCGTGAAAGTCGTATTGACTATGACGTTGTGCAGCCTTTCTGTAGCCGTCACGTCCTACGAATATTTGTGCTGGCGCATTGTCTTGGTACTTAACGGCCCAGATTTCACGAAGAAATGGGTTTAGACCTGAGGCCTTACCCATTCCAACAAATGCATCAAATTCTTGCGTATTAAGTTTAGGAGCAAAGATTTGGCGTATTTCTTCGAGCTTCTTGCTGTCATCCCAAATCATCATATTATTAGTTGTTGCACATTGTAATGCTGTACTCATGCTGCTAACTCCTCATCAGGTTTAATATAGCTTGGAATGCTTAACTCTTGCACAGGGTATCCCGGCCATTTATCAGAATCAATGCATGCCTTTAATTTTCTCTTATAAGAACAAAATTGATCAATCCCAAACTGTAACGCTTCATCGTCCATCATATAAATAGCTGGCACATGTGGAGCATCTTTTTCGCATGCTAAGATAACAAACATCTCAAAAGGCATGCCTATCGCTTTACAAGCCTCGTAGGCCATACCAGCTTGTAAATAGTAGCCATATTGCATTGCTGAGCGTGTGAAACTATAGGCGGAGGCGTCAGAGGTTGTCTTTAAGTCTACGACCATCTTATTAGACCAAATGTCAGGGCGCGTCTTAAATTGTAAGCCTGTTTCTTTGTCCGTCCAGAATATGGATTGCTCAAAGACCGCCTCATCTAATAGGGTGGTGACAATATCATGTTGGCTTATAAGGCTTACCATTTGTTCTACTTTGAAAAACTGGTCATCTGACAATAATATTTTTCCCTCATTCTTCTGGGTAAATAAATCGTATTCCTCTTTCCCAAGCTTTGTTCTACGGTCAACTTTAGGGATGATGGCAAACTCTTTATTAAATTTATCAGGCTCTAATAATAGGGTATGAAAAGCCGATCCAACGTTCATTGATGGCGTTGATTCTTTTGGCTCTGCTAGGCCTGACAATGTCTCATACCAGAAGTGATAAGGACTTTTATCTAGTAGCATTAGCCTGCTTCGTGATATGCCTTGTGATGCGTGGTAGGCATCATTAGATATGTCGTAAATTCCATCTGCGTAGTATTTGCCTGTCACTATAGCTTCTTCCTGATAACTATTATCATTGTGATTATTGATTATATCGTATTTATAAGTTGCACTCATTTTTTTGCCTCTCTATTGATTTGATGAGGTAAGTATACAATCATTAACTATATAATCAATACTTTTATAAAATATAAATTATATAGTTTAAATTAGATAATCTATGTTATAGTTGCTCATTAGGAGAAATTATGACTTTAGACGAAGCGCTGCATTACTTTAAAAGTGGTTATGAGCTATGCAAGAAACTGGGAATTACACCCACAAACTATTCCACATGGAAAAAACAAAACTTTATTCCTCTTAAGCAGCAGTTTTTAATAAATCAGCTTACCGGGGCTAATATGCCCATTGATGTGGATAAAGAAGCCATGAAGAAACGAATAGATTCACCATGAACAAATAAATACCATTGCATCTATGTGTTTTATGCGCTATATTTACGTATAATAAACGTAGAATTTGCATAGGAGCATCAATCATGAGTAAAAAAGTTCGCTTATCCCTTGAGGTATCCCCAGAATTAAATGACGCCCTAGAAAGAATGGCCGATTCAATGCATGCCTCAAAAAGCGATGTATTAAGAAAATCAGTCGCCTTGATAGACTTAGCTATAAGAGAAAAGGGTAATGGAAATCATTTGGGCGTTTTTAATGATGATGAAAAAATGATTAAAGAAATTATTGGTTATTAAAAATGTCTAAAGATAATAAAATAGGCTCGTTTAACCTTGATGAGATTGCGAAACAGCAGGGTCTTGATTTGCATATCAAATCCACTAAGAATGAAAATCCCAAAGACGCTGACTTAAGGAGATTTAAGGACAAACTTCTTTTTATACTTACCTTCATAATTATTGTCTTATCTTTTATTGGATGGATAGTTTTTATAATTTTGCGACCTGACTCTCCATTACTAGGAAACGTTATTACTGGAGAATTTGGCTTACTAATGGCTCTTATTGGATATTATGTTAGAGGTAAAAATTGAAATGAAGTTAATTTTTGATATGAATGACTTATATGAAGAAATATTAACACCAGATAAGTTTTTAAGCCTAGGTGAAAAAGATAAATTAAATATCTCTTACTCAGAAATAATTCCAGCTCGCTTGGGTGAATCTACCCTTGGGAGAATCAGGGTCCATTATAAAACCCCTAGATATATAAAGATCAAACATAAATGAATTCAGGAAATAATAAAAACCATAGGGATTATATTAACTATAAAAGAGGTACAACAAATGATTAAAAAATTAATCCTAATTGGTTTGGTTATAGTAAATAGTGGTGCTTTTGCAAATATATACTCGAACTACCAGCAAGATCAGTATCAGCGAGAAATGTTAAGGCAGCAGCAGGAACAAACAAGAATAATGCAACAACAAGCTTACCAGCAACAACAAGCGATTGCAGACCAACAAATGTATAACGACAACCTGTCAAGAGATCGTGATTTTGGCGGCAACAATTTTGGGTCAACAAGGCCTTGGAATACAAGATAGCTATATCTTGACTTGATAGCTAGCAGGCTTATCGAAAATGCCTGCTAGCTAAATATCTATTTTTAATCTCCCATCCCATCATCATTCCAAGTTTTGTAATATGCCAATGATTGTTATATAATCCCCACGGTTATAAATGAGAACAATATGAAACCTAAAGAAGTTAAGAAGTATTATAAAACCCTGTATAATTTCCGTGAACAAACCGGGATGTCCGCCTCATCGTTAGCCAATTGGCTTAAATGGGGCTTTGTGCCTGAAGGGTCGCAACTCAAAATAGAACGATTAACTAAAGGAAAACTTAAGGCTGATTGGGACTATGACAACAAGGACTAAAGGGGATGTCGTGACTATGGAGCAATACATCGAACATGAGGTGAGGCTTCGAATTCATGACGAACGATTTGGCAAAGTTGAATCGAAACTTAATTGGATTATCTCACTTTTGGTTAGCGGCATGCTGCTTCCGGTAGGCTTACATTTTTTGCATTTGGTTTAGGATAAATAGTAATGAATGAAGAAGAAGTAAAAATAGCTCATGATGAATTACGTGCTAGGATTTCTAGGGTACTAACGGATTTTAGCGATAAATATTTTAAAAATTTACCCTCCGAGAAGTGCCGCATCATTCAGTCCGTTATAGTTGAATTATTATCAGAAAATGAGTATTACGTTGGTCAGGCTCCCTTTACTGCGCACCAAATAGACCACATTTGCAGCCAAATTGGTCATTGGTACATTATGATGAAGCCCTTATTGGAGGGGCAACATAACCTTGGGTATCAGAAAGAGGTATTAAAAACTATGATTTGTGGTGACGAATAAATGTCATACCTTATAACGATTTTTTTATTATGTTTAGGCTTAGTCATACTTTCTTGTAGAATCTCTTATATTTCTCAACGAATGCGGGCAATGGAATTGGAGTGGGAAATAGTGATGCTTAGCCTAAAAAGAAAGGGTAATCTATAATGGAAATTGAAGGAATAATAAATCACGTACTTAAGGCGGCAGAATTGCAGCGTGAATTGCTTGAAATAAAAATCACAGAGAACGATGAGCACGTTGAATTCTGGAAAAACATTAAACAAATTCAGGCTCACGATGTATTGAAGTCAAGACTTGAGGGCGTATCTCATATCCGCCAGATTCTAGGAAGCGAGGACTTTATGCTTGATATGATCAAACAAGAACCGGACGCCCCTTCGTACTTTATGGGTTTTCCATTAAAGAGCATTGAATTTTATTTGCATATGAGGGATTCCCTTGTTGAACACGAATGATGTTATTTTCTTTTAAATAGGGACCACTTTTTCTTGGGTGTTTCCCTGGTTTTATTGGAAATAGCTGATTCTTTATACTCCAATAAGCGCGCATGACTGTTAATTGCTTCTAGCATTTTTGATTTTTCTTGGTTGAAATTCTGTATTTGTTCCGTTAAAAATTCATTTAGCTTATTTTTTTCTCCAAGCAATTCCTCTAGATGCCTAATTTTCTCTTCTAGAAATTTCTTAATGCTTTCCTCTATAGATTTCGAGCTGCTTCCAGTTAATTCTATCTTACTACTTTCTGGATAAACCCGATAAAATTCTGACTTATCAATAAAATATTGTCCCGTCTCATCCCTGCGGGCGCTGAGTTTTCCTTTCTTTATTATATTAATGATGTGTCTTTGAGTATATCCAAGGATTGAAGCAACTTCCTTGCAAGATAACCAATTTTTTCCACCATCCATCCTATCTCCTTTCTATGTATTTCTGTTCGTTTCCACCCACTTTAGGTTTAGGAAATTAAAAATTCATTACCGCCTGGATTTCCAGGGAAATTTACATGGTTTAAATATTTACTAGAAATTGGCGCATTGGAAATAAAATTGAAATTTTCTAAGCATTCCCATGTCTTCTTAAAATTATTTTGATATAATATTTGTTGCTAGTAATGTTAAATGTTAACAACATAAATGACATAAATAAACAAAAACAAAAAAGGTGTAAATATGCGTTTAGATGAATTATACAGACACTATGGAACATGGACTAAGATGATAAGATCCCTTGACTTAGGGAACAGTACATATCAATTGTGGAGAAAAAAGGGGTTCATACCTTTTAAGACCCAGCTATTAATCGAACACAAAACAAAAGGCCGCTTCAAGGCCAAAGAATCTCACGCTATTCCCGTAATTAATCACTAATGTTATTTCTATATGATAATACCTAGTAATAATTCTAAGTATTACCTGTTGGAATTAGGCCGAAAATCCATAGTAATATTTCCATCGTAAAATATTGATTGATTATTTGCGGGGAGGTATATTGATTAAGAGATTTTTTTTGTAGAATCACAGCGTTGAGTTTTTTAGAGATTAGAGGCATCCTTGCCCCTCTATTTAACAAAACATTTTGCCGCGAGAATGGTCCCCGACCAAAGTTATCATTCTTCGCTTTTCAACCCAGAGGACAAAAGTCATTGGTCTTTAGGCTTTGTTCTAGGATGTGCCATGCGGTCCTCTCACAACGAGGGACATGACAGGCCATCACTACCTAATCGAAAACAGGTGTAATGATACTATGATTAAACAGTACAAGACAAATATATCTAGTCTTTTCTCTTATTTCAATCCCCTTTTCATCCTCCTTGCCGTAAAGCCACATGGTGAATTCTCCTTAATTAAAGTTGGAGGATAAAATGGCCTATACAAGAAAAGTAAAAGTTAATGGATTTATCCTTTCATTTGGGCGAATGTTTGATGGCTCCCTTGGCGTCTACATTAATTTTGAAGACGAGGCGACTAAAGAGCCCATAAACAATCAAGATTTAAAATTTTTCCAGTCTTTAAAAGAACTGTCTGAAATAAGCGAAGAATTGGACGCTGTATATCAGATGCATGGCTTTGAACATTATCATCTTCAAGGCCACGGTTGGCATTCACTTATCCGTTACCACGATTTTGCCTCCCAAGAAAGATACAAAAAAATGGCCGTTCTAGTTTTATCTAGCAAAATAGCCGACGAAGAGGATAAAAAAACAGCTCAAACAATAATCGATGTCTTAAGTGGCAATTATAAATTTCCGCCTCCCCCTGAAAAATCTCCTGAAGAAAAAGCTAAAGCAGCGTTTGATCGAAAAAGGGACAAATTAAAGTTAAAAATTGTCGTTGAACGTGGCTATAAATGCGATAACTGCGAACATAGTGTTGAAAATTCTTTATGCATTATCCGAAAAGATGAAAAAATCCATAATTATGAAATAGAAAATTTAGTTTTGAGATGCAGAAGTTGCACGAGCAAAATTAGAGCTAAGGATAAAGCGAGCGCTGCAAAATAAATTGTGGGCATCCAGCCCAGCATCCAAAATCAATAGACGTTGATTGAGGATAAGTCCATTAATCCCTTGAGATAAGGGGGTTAAACCAACAAAGGAAGTATATCATGTCTTTTAATAAAAAAAACAATAATCACATATTATTAGCCCAATTTTCTGGTCAACACTCAATCCTCACTATTCCCACTATTTATTACAGATTAACAAAGTGCTTAAACAAGGCTTTACTCCTTAACCAAATAATATTTTATTCGAATAAGTCCACAATGCATGAGGAGGGCTGGTTTCACAAATGCTATTCAGAATGGGGAGAAGAATTATTCCTCACAGAAAGAACCTTGAGAACATATTTTAATGAATTTGTTAATCTCGGTTATATAGAAACACGAATTATGAAAATTAAAGGGGTTAGAACGCTCCTACTGCGCCCATTGATGGATAAGATTACCGATGCATTACTCTCCATCATAGAAACACTTAATGCCGAAAATAATGATCAAAAATTACCCCAACCGGAAAGGATTGCCGTTTCCAAGCTGTATGAAAATTGTCCTAACCGGAAAAATTTGCCGGACAGCCAAACGGAAATATTTGCCGTTTCTAATACTATATATACAGATAATAAAGATCAGATAATAAAACATACACACGTTTCTGACGAAACGGTGGATTTGTCCTATACTAATTTTGATAAGCCAAAAGAAGAAAAAGAAATGTCTGATTATCTGAGTAACCAGCAGAAGCTAGCGAACATCCCCATACAACTTGTTGAGTCGGCTGACAATTATACAAAGTCTGATTATTGTGAATCCCAGATTAATAAAAAAACAACTAGTAAAACAAAAGTACAGTTCGACATAAACGATATGCTAAATGACAACCCTCATAAATTATCCGCTGATTTACTCGAGGGCTGGAAAGTAAATCGTAAAGCCAAAAAAGCCCCTATCACCGCAAGAGTCTGGAAAAGCCTGAACAAGTTTCTCTCCGCGTGCCAAGAATTAGGGATTGAGTCTTCTTATGCTTTTGAAACCACAGTTAACCGATGCTGGATATTCCCTGAGATGGAATGGCTTATGACTAAAGAACAAGTCGCCAAAAGGGAAGAGGCAAAACGGCGCAGCATTGAGCTTGAAGAAAGAGCTGCCCGTGAAAAACAAAAAGAGATTGAAAAATCGTCACAATATAACAAAGGATGCTCAAAAGCTGTCTCCATGGAATTCAATAAAATGAAAGATATACTTGCAGCCAACCAGTTTGTAAAAAAATTACCACATAATAATAGGATTTAGCCCACACAAACAAAAAACAGTTAACCGGTAGGGTTGGGTATGATATAATGCAATCGTTCAACTGTGAGCAAATTTAGCGGGTTTAAAGCGATTTTTATATAGGACTTAGAATGCAAAATGGAATAGTAAAATGGTTTAACGTAGACAAGGGCTTTGGATTTATACTTTCAGATAAAAAAGATTACTTCGTGTACTTTAAAGAAATAAACATGGATGGATTTAAGGTTCTATCTGAAGGCGATAAAGTAAGCTTTGAGCCTGGTAACTCTGACAAGGGCCTTATCGCTAAGAATGTAAGAATAGAAAATTAAAGCACGCTTATAGTTTTCCGCGTTTTTTCTTGCAGCAAGCGCAGGTGTCTGTTGATGAAATGGTGTAGCATCGCCTTGTGGCATGATATCCCATCAAGTAGTCGTGCCCTTTAAATAAACATTTTAAGCGCTTAATCATATTTAAAACTCCTTTTGTAAATATTAATCTTCTTTTCTTGAGGCTCTATCATAACAAGCTAAGAAACTTCTGCAAAAAACCGCGAATGAATCAGCGGCACAGGGGTGCAATTCAGATTCTCTTACACGCATCTCACAGTTTTCATCATCAATTTCTAAGTTGTAACCAAAGTCATCGTTTTTAGTCATCCAGACGTCATAATCCTGCGCCATTAGGTCAAATAATGTAATGTCGTTGATTGATAGTTTCTTCATCATAAAGCCCTCTTGTTAATACAAATCCATATTACAAGTATTGTAAGGATATGTCAAGTATTGGAATACTATTTTTAGTAAATATGCCCGCAAGTTATCCCCAAATTTTGTGGATAAGTTTTATTATGGTATCTTTGGGTCTGTGACATAAGTTGAAAACGCTCTTAATGGATTCGGCGTGTTTGACTTGCTTATGTCACAATTATTAATCGATTAATAATTCACACGATGGAGACTTTGAAATGGAAGTTAAAGACTATACAAGCGAAGCAAACTTTGAAGGCAATACACACTACAACGGCGTGCCTAGCATGTTCGGCAGAATGGCAACAGGTGAAGAAGCAATGCAGCCTAAATATTGTTGGCCTGGTGCTGATGATGGACAGATGCATGGTGAAAAACGCAATGAGCAAAAGGGCCCATAATGCCAGGCGGAAGACCAACAGACTATTGTGATGAAATGGCCACTCTTATTTGTCAAAGGGTGGCAACTCATACAGTGGGTCTGCACAAACTATGTACGATGTATGATGACCTTCCCAGTAAGTTCACCGTCAACCTTTGGCGCTACAAACACCCGGAGTTTTCTGCCCGGTACGCACAAGCTAAGCTCATGCAGGCCGATTTATTAGCTGAAGAATGCCTTGATATAGCTGACGAAGACTCAAATGACATCCGCATCGATCCCGAAACTGGATATGAAACGTGTAATACAGAATTTATCGCACGCTCTCGTTTGCGCATAGACACACGTAAATGGCTTGCTGCAAAGCTTTTGCCAAAGCAATACGGCGAAAGGAAAGAAGAAGGCGGTAAGGGTGAATCAGCCGTCGAAAAATTCTTACTAGGGAAGCTTCTTGAATGAGTTTAATTGCACTCCTAGATAAATTATTTAATAGGCTAAGCTGCTGGGTTCATGGCCATACTTATGCTCTTCATGAAGGTGAAAAAAATGGCGATACATTGTTCCTAAAATGCAATCACTGCGGAAAGAGACCAGGAAAATAAAAGGATTTAAATGCTTAAGAAGTTAATCTGTTTTCTCATTGGTCACAATTTAAACCTAGACCGGCGAGCGAATATCACGGGCACTTGCATCGATACAGGCAAAGAAGTAATCATTCGCTCAACTTGCGCATGCACCCGATGCGGTCATTACATTGTAGTTATAAAGACATAAAAGGATTTAAATGTCTGATGAGCGGTTAATCCAGGTTTTAAGATCCCTTCCACTATTCGCAAAACACTTTTTAAAAATCAGGGCCAAATCAGGTGCCATTGAGCCTTTCATTTTCAATCGAGCACAAGAATACATCCACGAACGTCTAGAAGCCCAAAAACTAAAGACCGGTAGAGTACGTGCACTCATATTGAAAGGACGCCAACAGGGCTGCTCTACCTACGTTCAGGGCCGTGATTTTCATCTAGTTGGCACAACTCAGGGAAAGAAAGCATTCATCCTAACGCATGAGGCTGAGGCCACTAAAAACCTATTTGAAATGACCAAACGCTTTTACGATACCCTTCCAGAAGGCTTATTACCCAAACCGGACACATCAAGCGCTAAAGAGCTTAATTTTAGAAGCTTAAACAGCGGTTACGCCGTCGGAACAGCCGGGAATAAATCGGTAGGGCGTTCTCAGACTATTCAGATATTTCACGGAAGCGAGGTAGGTTATTGGCCTAATGCAGAGGAGCATGCAAAAGGGATATTGCAGGCTGTGCCCAATGAGAACGGGACGGAAATAATTCTAGAATCTACCGCGAACGGCATAGGAAATTACTTCTACAACATGTGGATGTCAGCCGTAACGGGAGAATCCGATTTCCAGGCTATTTTTATCCCCTGGTATTGGCAACCTGAGTACGCCTGCGACTTACGAGAAGGTGAGGGCGTTAACCTATCCGATGAAGAAGATGCCATTTTTGTAAACCATTATGCCGACGGTCTAAGAAAAGAACACCTATACTGGAGGCGTAAAAAACTATTAGATTTTAGCAATGACCATGAAACCGCCGTGGAACTCTTTAACGTCGAATACCCGATCACAGCCCTTGATGCGTTTAGAAATCCCGTGGCCGATAGGTTTATCAGAGCTGAGATGGTCAATCGTGCGCGCAAGAACCGTGTCGAGACGGAATCGCCCTTAGTCATTGGCATTGATCCCGCTATTTCAGACCATGATAGGACCGCTATAATCCGGCGGAAAGGACGACTAGCCTATAAAATGGAAACACACTTTAACCTAAACACCATGGAACTGGTGGGCTTAATACGCCGCCTCATAGACAAAGAACGCCCCGCAAAAGTATGCATCGATTGCATAGGAATAGGGGCCGGAATTGTCGACCGTTTAAAAGAAATTGGGTATGATATGGTCGAAGGAGTAAACGTTGCACGAACAGCGAATGACAAAGACAAATTTAGAAACTTGCGCGCAGAATTATGGCATGACATGCGCGACTGGTTAAGCCAGGAATTACCAGTACAAATCCCTGATTCTGATGAATTATTAGGCGATTTAACAAGTTTGGGGTATAAATATGATAGTTCAGCGCGCCTTCTTATTGAGTCAAAAGTAGACTTAAGAAAGCGTGGCATGAAGTCACCAGATACGGCAGATGCCCTAGCATTAACCTTCTTTGTGGGTGACTATTACCAGCAAGGTGGATTTGAGGTCAACAGAATTCCCGACAAGGCCTCCGGGATGTTTACTTAATATTAATGGAATGGTGCCGCGCCTCACCAGGGAGACAGTCATCGAAAGATGGGCTACCTAAAAGGCGCACTTAAGTTAGGAAGACTTGAGCAACCAACACACAAAGGAATGGAACATGGCGAGGAAGGCTGAGAAGCTCGCTCACAAGGCACGAGTTGCTTGTGAAAAATGGCGTGCGTATTTCAAGTACAATATTGATCAATACCACATGATGCATACCTTCGTCTTAGGCCAGCAATGGACCGATGATGAGGAGGACATGCTTAAAACCTTTAGAAAAGTACCCCTCGTATCAAACAAACTTGCCACCATGGCAAACTCACTATGCGGCGAACAGCAACAAAACACCCCTCAGCTTGAAGTCGTTCCCATGGCCAATTGCAGCCAAGAGGTCGCAAAGATTCGAGAGCTCATTGTTAAAGACATCATGTTCTCAACATCAGCGCATACGGTCTACCAGGTTGCAGCCTCCCAAGCCTTCATTGGTGGTTACTCCGCCTTTTGTGTTGACACCGATTACGTCCACCAAAAAGCATTCGAACTAAACATTGTGTACAGACATTTTAAGGATGCAACCCGTACTTATTTTGACATAGGTGCTGAGCGCGTTAATAAGACCGACGGCATGTGCTGCGGTTACATAACACGCATGACCTATCCAAAACTAACAGAAATCTACGGCAAAGAACTTTGCGATAAAATATCAAAGATACACAGCACCGTTGCGACCGAGGAGGACATTGCATTAGCCGTTCAACCTAACGAGGGTGATGACCCATTCACCTGGGCTGACAACGAGGCCGTCACCATCATTGACCACTTTGAGCGTAAATATGAAAAAGACACGCTCTATAAGATGTCAAATGGCAAGATTTTAAACCAAGACGAGATGGATGAGCTTATTAAAAAGTCGATGGAGCATAATGCCGAGATTGAGCAATCTGATTTTGATTCAATGCTATCCGGTGGCATGCCTGAAGAAAGTGAACATATTGGCACCAACGAAAACCCAGGAAAGGACGAGAAGAGCGAAGAAATTTACGCACAAAACGCAGAAGGCGAGGCGCAAATTGCAATTGACATGCATGCAAAAGATGTTGACTTAGATTTCGTAACACTCTGGGATGAAGGTGAAATTGTTCGCATCGAAGACAAGCGCCCATCCAAAAAACACAAGATAATGCACTACAAACTAGCCGGTGATTACATTCTTGATGAGAGCGAATTCCCATCAGACCAATTACCTCTAATCTTTGTTGATCAAAACTCATACTACGATAAAAATGGAAAACAAATATGCCGCTCTTTCTTCGGTGATTGCAAAGACACACAACGCTACATCAATTACCTTAGAACACAGTCAGCATATATATTAAAAGTTAGCCGATACGATCAATTCATGGGAAGCAAAAAGAACGTTGCCGGCATGGATACACAACGCAACTGGCGAGACCCAGGCGCAACCCAGGGCATGATTACCTATGATGAATCGCCCAATGGCCATAAGCCCGAACAGATTCGCCCACCCGAACTCTCAGCATCCCTACTAACCCAATACCAACTAGCCATTGAGGATTTATACACATCAACAGGGCTTTATCCAACAAGAATGGGCCAACAAGGCAATGAGGTCTCAGGTGTTGCAATTGATGCAAGAACAAGGCAGGGCAGCTACTCCACATACATTGCCTTTAACTCAATCAACAGAGCCATAGCAACCGGTGGAGAGGTTGTAAATGAGATGATTCCACGAGTTTATGATTCCGAGCGCGTGATTGTTCTAATGACCCCTGATGAGGGCATGAAAGACATTACCGTCAATAAACAAGCGGACGAATATGGCGAGCTAATCGAGAACGACATTCGAAAAGGCACATACGAGGTACGCTTAAAACCAGGCCCAAGTTTCGAGGGACAAAAACAACAAGCCCTAGAGTCATTACAACAAGTATTGCAAGCAGACCCTCAAGCCTTCGCCCTTATAGCAGACTTATACGCAGAAAACCTGCCACTTATGAATACCCTAGAAATCAAGAATCGTTTGAAAACCATGGTTCCACCGCCAGTCATTGAGGCTGGAAAGACCGGGAAAATGCCGGAACAAAACGCACAACCTAGCCCGGAAGAGCAGGCCATGCAAATGCAGGTCCAAAATCAACAACAACAAAACGCCATGAAGGCAAAAGAACTTGAGTTTAAACAGAAGGAGATTGAGCTTAAAGAGCATCAAATCATGATGGAAACACAATTTAAACTAAAAGAATTGGAATCTCAACGCATAGAAATAGCCGCGAAATTGCAAGAACAAGAACTACGCTATGCCGCAGAAACGCAAAGAACACAAACCGACATGCAAATGGCTCATGCCGACAACCTTGTTAAACTTTTAACGCACAAACAGCCGCACGAAAGGATTCAACAATAGAGAGGAAAAATATGGCTACAGAAACAAGCAGCATTGATGATTTATTAATGTCAGGGAAGACATTAACGCAACCGGAAGCGCCTGAACATCAGTATCACGAACAAGAAGTCGAATACGATGAGCCAGAAGAAATAAGTGATGACTCAAATACTACAGACCTTGGTGACTCTAATGAATCGCCTGAGAACGAGCCGGAAGAAATAGACGAACCCTCTGAGAAAACTACACGAGAACTAGACGAATATGGCAATGAAAAGCCCATACCAAGGACTTATACAGAAGAAGAGGTAAGTGAGCGAATTAATAAGGCCATTCGTGACCGATTATCGCGCATGAAAGCGCAAGATCAACCGCTGCCATCCGTACAACAAGTGCAACAAGCCCAAGAAGGATTTAACATCGACCCTGATTCAGCCCAGGGCTGGCAAGAACAATTAGAGACGTTCGTCGAGCGAACATTTAACAAGATAAGTCAGCGACAATTAACTCAAGCCCAGCAACAAAAAGAGGCGCAATCACATCAAGAGTTTGAGGATAAATTTACAACAGGCATGGAGCGCTTCCAAGATTTTAAAGACGTTGTAGGCGCACAAAACATCACAAACCCTATGACCTACGCATTGCGAGGCATGAAAGATCCTGCAGCCTTCGTTTATGCCGCAAGTAAACGCCATGCGCCGGAATTACAACGTATAGCGCAATTACAAGACCCCTACGCTCAAATGGTCGAGATGGGTAAATTAGAGGAACGAATGAAGAAATCAGCTCAAGGAACCAAGGCACCAAGGCCCCTACAGCGAAGCATTGAAGACAGTGGCATGCCAAATCAAAAGAAAAAAGAAGAGGGTGACACAATAGAGAGCTTAATAGCCAAGGCGGACGCTAAGCGCCGAGCTCAATTAACAGCAAGAAGAGGCAGAGGATAATGGCAGAGGATGAGGACATATTAGAAATAGTAAAAGGTAATGGCGGCTATGTAGGAGGGGTTTATTACCCCCCTATTGACGAGCCCATATCAGATGATGACATACAAAGAACCGTAGAAGAATTTAGAAAGTGGAGCAGAAAAGACAGGCAGGATGAGGTTTAGGGAATAGCTAGCCTCATCAGAGTAGCTGCGATTTCTTTTAAGCTAGCCGATCCCTCAGCCGCCCTGACTGTTATTTCTACTAATTCCTCAGTTTCTTGGATAAACACATTGTTTAATTGTAAAAATATCAAGGCGGACTGGATCGCGGTTCGTTTATTAGCATCTGGAAAGGCGTGAGCTTTTGCTATAGCCACTAAATATAGGGCCGCAAGCTCAAAAATATCTGACACGCCATTGTAATGGTATTGATTCAAAATCCTGTCAACCGCTCCTTCAATTAAGCCGACATTACCAGCAGGCACTCCAGGAAGTGTTGATTTTTGAATGTGACAAACCTGATCGACAGATAAAAAAACTATTTCATTCATCGGTCAGCCAGGGTCTTAATTGTTAAGGCATGAAGTTTTTGAACGCGCTTTAGGGCGGCATTAAATCTTTCCTCATCAGCAAATTTAACAGGTTTGGCCTCAGGAATCGCTTTAGGGGTAAGCAAAACAGGGCGATGGCCCCTGCGTGTAATTTCAATAGTTTCCCCTTTTTCTGCGCGCTCTAGCGCATCAGCAAGATTTTCTCTTAAAGAAGTATAAGTCAAAGTATTCATAAAGCCACCATAATTCAGTACATGTACATATTATAGCTATTAATTATCATTCCATCAAGCCTTAAATTTGATAGAAAAAACAATCCGGGCGAAATTTGACATAATGTAAAGTTTTGTTAACATCGTAACTGATGTGTAATGGATTCCATCACCCGCTAAAAAAATAGACGCGTAATTATTGTCGACCGTCGGACAAATGAAAGTAATCGCTCAGTTTGAGCTTTTTATTATTAATTTGTTCAGGGAGAACAATAATGGCTAACGTCTTTAGAGAGACGCAGTACGTCTTGGATGACGTATTTGTACGTTTCTGGAACTCACTTGCATTCGCACGAACCGCTAACAGAAATCTTGAGGGTGATTTTAAAAACCTAAGATTCGCAACCGGTCAAACACTTGATTACCGCTTAGAAGAAAGATACCTAGCAGGCGAGGGCGCTACAGCTACAGCCGAGGCTCGTGTACAGGTAATCAGACCTCTAACAATTAGCAAACAATTCCGCACCATGATCGAATACACAGGCTTTAACCTGACATTCGATCGCGCAAGGGATGAGCCCTACCTTGAAATGGCAAACGCGCCTCGTGCGAAACGTTTGGCTAACTTGGTAGAAAAGTTTATCGCTAGTGACAATTTTCAGAAGCAAACTTATCAGGCCGTGGGCACACCTGGCGTCCCTGTTGATTTCAACACGATTTTAACAGCCGATGCTTACATGACAGAGCTTGCAATACCTGAAGACGGCAAAAGATATGCAGCCGTTCCACCTCGCGTTGCTGCCAACCTATCAAACGACTTATTTGCCGTGTTTAACAACACTGTTAATACAGGCGCATTGATTGATGGCTTTATCGGTCACTTATCTGGCTTTGACTTCTTTAAGACTAACTTCTTAAGCAGACAAGTAGCAGGTGCAGGTCAATTAGGCGGCTCACCTCCCGCAGGCTTCTTACTAGCAGGTACTGTCACCAACGGTCCTATTACAGGTGGCAATACAATCTCTGTAACAGGTCTTGGTCAGGCTCCTGGAACCATAGTATTCCAAGAGGGCGACATTATTGAAGTCGATGACGCATCTGGCGTATTTATGATTAATCCGCTTACCTATGAATCACTCGAACAGCGCGCTCAGTTTGTAGTAACCGCTCAAGTAATTTCAGCTGGTGGTAATACCGCGGACATCCCTGTTAACCCAACCATCGTTATTTCAGGTGCTCGTCAAAACATCTCAGCGGCCATTCCAAATGGTGCTCAAATGCTTTTAAGAGACAGTCATAACGTGTCCTTGGCTTATCACACCCAAGCAGTAGTCTTCGCAGCTCCTCCAATTAAGGAATTAAGAGGTGGCGTTGAGGCTGTTACCCGTTACTCAGACTTATACAAACTTGCAATGACTTACTCGCTAGGTGCGGACATCCGTAACTACGAACAGTTAGACCGTATTGACGTTATATGCGGCGTTGCAATTAACCCTGAGTTTGCGGTTCGTATCTGTTCGTAAGACATGATTGGCGCTCTCATTCGTGAGGGCGTCAGCCATACATGGAGTTGTTTATGGAAGGGAAGCAGGTCGTATATCAGGGACGCAACATTGCCACGGATGGCTTTCGCGCCTTCATATATGGCATCGATGGTTCTAAAAAATTAATGAACAGCTGGGATGATTATGAGTTTCATATTGCCCAGGGTATTTGGTTTTCAAATTTAGACGACGTTAAAGCATTTAATCAGTTGGATGAGGAAAAAACAGGGTCTCACAAAAAACGGAGTAAATAATGACTTATACTGTTAGAGACTTTTGCTTCCAAAGTTATCGCTTAATTAGCGCTCAAAATCCAACCATTCCACTACACGGCGATGATGAAAAGCTTTGCATTCTAGTATTGAACCAATTATTGGAATACTACGCAAGCAATGGCCTTATGATTACGATTGCCAAAACGGTAAGCGTAAACGTTAACATAGGCATTAGCAATGTCGTATTTGCACCACGAGATTATCCTACCAGTATTACTACTACAGAAATTGTAACATTATCAAACGGCTCCCCAATATTCACCGTGGTAAATGGTGGTCTTTATTTTGCAGGAGACACGGTCTCAGGCAATGGAATCCCTGCCGCCCCTGAAATTCTAACGGTAGTCGGCAATACCATCACATTGACCGCAAATGCTACACTATCAGGTAGCTCAAACCTTACATTTATTCATAACACGAGCGATCCAACTCTCGCATACATCAAAGAGGGAAGGCTTGCTAATCTTGATAACGCATGGCTTTTATTAAGTGGTGTAACTTATCCATTAATCGATAAATCACGTGATGAATTTTTAGCCGCTTGGAAATATGAGCCCCTACAGGGTTTACCGCGATTTATTATCACATACCCTGATACAGAATTTGTAACAGCCCAATTATATCCCGCACCCAGTCAATTCTATCAATTATTTGCGCGAGGAAAGTTCCAGCTCACAGAGCTTACAGTCAACGATACCTTGGGCAGCTTGCCGCAATATTACAGGCGCTTTTTCTTGTTTGCAGTAGCAAAAGATGTGGCCATGTATACGGGACGTGCCGAGGCTTGGACTGAGAAGCTGGAAGTTATGTATCAAGAGGCTCGCGATGTGATTGAGTCCGCCAGTGAGGTTAATTTATCCGTCACAGGCGATGAGCAAAGCTTACTCAATGGCGCTTGGCGCGTTAGGGCCGGTATCTAATGGCTCTAGAACAATTGCCCATATTCTGTTACTTCGACAAACAAAGGTTTACGCAGTTTGGTGCCATGGATTGCGCCAACTGGTATGGGATTGCGGTTGAAAGCGGAAAAAAGAAACAAGCTTTATACCCCACAATGGGGCGCAAACACCTTGAGTTTTTAGAACAAAATAAGCTTATCTTTAATGCAGAGCCGCGCGCAATATTTAAAACCATTAATTTTATGTATGTCATAGATGGTACGCGTGTCTATCAGGTGGATTCTGCGTTTAACCGCAAAATCATAGGCTCTGTAATTTTAGGAACAAACCTATGGTTCGCCTTTTTACCGGTGGGGAATTTAGTTTATGCGCTTTTGACTGATGAGCAGCACATTTATGTAATCACAGAAAATGGCACCGCAGTCACAATGGGTACGGTTACCGATCCACTAGCACCCGGTGGCTCCACTACCGGCGGCAAACCTCTCTATGTCGCAGCTTTCGGTAACCGTTTTGTAGTAAGCGTTAAAGATACTCCTGATTTTTATTTAACGACCATCGAACTTTCAGGCAATTTAAATACTTATTTTACTGTAAATGGTACTGCCTTATTTAATCGAGCATCCGGCATCATTGGCCAATTCGCTGTATTGCACCACCAATTATACATTTTGTGTGATTTTGTAACGGACGTCTGGGCCAATATTGTCACCCAAATCGAGGTCGCAGGCGTCATACGAGAGTTCCCATGGAAGCTTAATACTTCCTATAACTTTGACTACGGCATAGAAGACCCATTTAGCCTATCAGTTGACTTTGGACGCATGTGTTGGCTTGGGCGAAATTCAAACGGCCTTGTAAGCTTCATGGCATCGACAGGCCAATTGCCTGAGGACATATCCTCGCAGGCCATAAACGTTCTATTAGAGGGAAGTGCAGAGGACTCAAACCCCATAAGCCCATTCATAGAAAATGATGCCATTGGCTTCTTGTATCAATACGAAAACACCATCTTCTACCGCGTATCAGCAGGCCCCTATGAGAACTTTGGGCAATTAGACATTGAAACATCAGCAAACAGCATTGAGTATAATTTTGAAACCAAAACATGGCACCGATGCATTGAATTAAACGGTGAGCGCAATCGCATCCAGCGTCACGTTTATTTTGCAAACCTACATTTAGTCACGGTTCAAGACGATGTTGCCATGTATGTGATGGCAGGAAACATTTATTACAACGAGCTTAGAAATCCGGCTCAGCCAGATGGTCAAGCGGCGAATGCCTTTTTAAAATACCCCATGCGTTATGAGCTTGTTACCCAGCAGATTTATGAAGATGACTATTCCGAATTTCAGGTGAAATATGCAGAAATTGACTTTGTATTTGGCGATCAGACGTTTTATAAGAGCAATGCGCCTTTTCTTAATACGGTTTTTATTGTGGGTGAGGACTCGACGCCAGACAACCCGATTTATATGCTTAGCGAGGATGATAAATACATTATACAAGACGGCACGAATACGCCTGCATTTGATGACAATCATTATTATGCTTTATTCAAACCATATATTGAACTGTATTACTCTGATGATGGTGGCGTAACCTTTACCTATGCCGATGTTAGGCCTTTTAGCCAGCTTGGCCAATACCGTTGGCGCATGCGCTGGTATCAGCTTGGGGTCTCACGTAATCGTTGTTACAAGCTTGTATGCGTGAGTTCGGCCCCTATCGTCATTCTTGGAGGCGTGCATTTAATTGAGCGCACATCAGGAGGGGCAAACTAATGGCCGTCTTCCTAGATAGAATCGACTCCGCGCCAATGCTAAGCGATGACTTTTCATTCGAATTTGGCTCATGGGTTTCAATTCTTGTTGATACGCTAAACGAAGACATTGCGGACATTCAAGCCAATATTATGTCAACAAGTGCCACCACAGGCATCTCGCAAAACACCGAAATTAATTCATCTTACATCTCAACGAATGCTGCCCTCACCACATTCCAATTACCTGACACAGCCGCGGTCGGCTATAGGGTCACTATTTCAGGACAAGGTGCTGGCGGCTGGATTTTATTACCAGGATCGGGTCAAACCATTGAAGTGGTCGATGCAGGCGCATCCGCTGCGGTAAGTGTGGCCTCATCAAGTCGTTATGACAGCATAGCTTTATTGTGCGTTGAGGCTGACACCACATGGATTACAACAAGCACTCAAACAACAGGATTTGTCATCGTATAAGGAACTATTATGAGCTGGTTATCGAATTGGTTAAACCCTGGAAGGGGCTATGAAAAGGGTCAGGAGCAGCTCAATAATTTCAATCAGCAAGCAGAGGGCCATTATAATCAGGGCCTCGGATTCTTAGACCCATTGCGGCAACAAGGCCAACAGCAATATGGAACCCTCCAAAACTATATACAAAACTTAATGAACCCAGAAGCTTTGCAAAACCAATGGGCTAAAGGCTATCACGAAAGCGATGCCGCTAAAGGCCTAGAGGGTCTTGCACAAGAGCATGGCCTAAATGCAGCAAGCTCCATGGGCCTTATGGGCTCATCACCTGCCTTACAAGCCATACAAGCCGGCACAACAGGGATTGCGGCCCAAGACAGACAAAACTATATGAATGACTTGATGCAGAAATACATGCAGGGTGCCGGCATATCCCAGGGCATTTATGGAACCGGTGCAGGGGCTGCCGGAGGGATGGCACAAAACGCCATGGGCATGGGACAAAATTCTATGAATATGGGGCAAAATGCGGCTCAGATGGCATACAACCAGCAAAACGCAGGAGGCAATATGTTTAATAGCCTCTTAGGTTCAGGCTTAGGGCTCTTGGGTGGTTATCTAGGCGCTCAAAAAAGCCCATGGAACACAGGAGGCAGATAAAATGGCACTTAATATACCTAATGTTGGTGCACCTGGAACGGCTTTATTGCAAGGATTAAATACAGGCTCATCCATGTTTTCTCGCATCATGCAGCCGGTACTAGAGCGTGAAAGACAAAAGCAACAGGCAGAGCAGTTTGCTCAAAACCTTGCATTGCGTAAACAAGCACTTGCTAAGTCAGGTGCTAATTCTGACTTGCAAAGGTTAATAATGGAGCAACAACTTCTTGGCTTACAGCATCAAAACGACCCAATGTATGAAGCTAATAATATGAAAAATCTTTTGGGCATCTTTGGAGGCACCCAGGGAGCAGCTCAGGGCGCTCCTCAAGATGGATCACAAATGCCACAAGAGCCTATGCCAACCCAAGAAATGGGACAAGGTTTAGGCATGTTTACACCCGAAGGATTAGGACAGGCACAAGAACAAGCACAAGCATCGGCGCAACCCTCGGCAGCTGTCCCAATGACTCCTCCTGCCGGGGGCTTGGATTTTGAGGCTCTTAAAAATAATCCCTTGGTTCGGGGGTTATTTAAACACAAGTTCGGTATAGACATTGGCGCTGAAACACCTGAGCAAAAAAGAGCTCATGATTATGATCAAAAAATTAAATTCGCTCAGAAAAAGGCAGATTTAGAAGGTAAAACGACAAATACGAATGCCATCAAAACATTAAATCAAAATATTGTGAACGGTGTTCCTAAGGTTAAGAGGCAAATTGAAGAGATTATTAAAGCGGCATCGCCTATAAATATTCCTGGCTATAGGGGCAGCTCAAGAGCCGAACACAATGCATTAGTAGCTGAGGCCGCTGATACTCTTATTAAGGCAAAGGGTTGGCCAAATACCAATATGAGTTTAAAAAATGCAAAAGAAATTCTAGATAGAGGGTCATTTGAATCAGATTCTGCATATAGAGAACGATTAAAAAGTTTATTGTCCTCTTTAGATACAGAATGGAATCAAGCAAAAAATGTACTTGGAGAAGGTACTAATGCAGCATCTTCCCAGCAAAGCAGTGCAAATAAAGATCCCTTAGGATTAGGAATATAAAATGAATCTACAAGAGATTAGAGAAAAATACCCTCAATACAATCACGCGAGCGATCAAGAGCTTGCCGATGCTTTGCATAAAAAATATTATTCTCATGCTCCAAAGGAAACATTTTATTCAAAAATTGGCTTTAAGCCTGATAACCCAACTAATATGCCAGGCTGGTTATTCCATGGCATATCCTCACTATCAAAAAAAATTAACCCTGATTTTCTGGAAAAAGCGGGCAGTATTGCGGGTGATTTTAATCAGGCAGTAGAGAATGCGCCCGGAGCCATCGGAAAGTTCGCAGGTGAAATCCCAGAAAATATAGGTGAAAGTGCAAGTCAATTTGCCAAAAATCCTATACGCACAGCCACAAGAATACCCGGGAATATTCTTTCTACCCTACTAGAAGGTGGGAAAGGGGCCTATAACCTACCCCTAAACATACAGACTTATCTTGGAAAAAAAGGTATACCTGGATTTAAAGAGGGGGCACCTCTAGCCGAATCTTTAAAAATAGGGGATACGGGGCTTGAAAAAGCTGTTTTAGGACAAGAAGAACCTGGTGATGTTTTTTGGAAAAAATTGCCTTTAATATATCCTGCCTTGAAGCCTGCAAGTGCTGTTACCTCCAAAGCGCTTGAAATGGTTAAAGGAGTTCCTGAAAAAGCTGCACAAGCTATGGATGCTTTGCCGCCAATTCGCGCCAAAGCTATTATGGAGAAAATGTCTGGACATAAGGCACAGAAGATAAATGAGGCAAAAGAAGAATACGGTAGATTATGGGAAGACGCAGCTAAGGAAGGGATAACTCACGTACCTCCAACTGATGAAATAATAGAAAATAGATTGCAGGTGCTAAAGCATACGCCTACAAAACATCATCAATCACTAGATAACTATTTGACAAACCCAACTCTTGAAAATGCCCATTGGGCTCAAAGTGAGCTTGGTTCTTTGATAAGACATTATGAAGATATTTATGATAAGCAAGGATTATCACCAAGCCAACAAAGAACGCTGCGTGCGGCTAGAAAAATTCAAAATTCCATACATGATACTATGTTTAGCAATAATCATTTTGGGATACACCCAGAATTGGAAGAAAGATATACAGATTTAAGTAATAGATACAAAAAAGAGGTTATTCCTTACAAAAGATTAGAAGAATTATCGGCCTTTGAAAAAAATAAAATGAGACCTAAAACAGCAGTTAAGAAACTTAAAGCTGATGAAGAGTTTATGATCCAACTAGCAAAAAGATATCCTGGTTTAATGTTACATAGCAAAGCAGCGAAAGAGCTAAGAAATACCGCAGCTACAGCAGCGGGTTTGAGCAAACTTACAAAATTCTTGCCATAATATGTTTCTTCTTTGCTCATTTGTGGTATATTGTCACAAATTATTTTTGGAGCTATAGCATGACTTTTTTCTGGTGTTTTTTGTTAGTCTGGGGAATCACAAAATTAATACGTAATGAGGATTAAGGTCCAAAATTACCCTTTACCTTTTAATAATCTACTCGATTCAAGAATAGGCAATCCTGATTCTGTTGGAATATATATAATTTTATCTTTTGTATGTTGCAGAGATTCAATCCAAAGATAACGCAGATAACTTTCATTGCCCTTTAAACTATCACCTATTATCTTATTTGCTTCTGCAACGCCTTTTGCTCGTTCAATTTCTGCCTGAGCTAATAATTTAGAGGCATCCATTTTAGCTTGAGCTTCGCGAACTTTAATCTGTCTATTCCACTCGGCTCTTTTGAATTCTGCCTCGCCTCCAAGCGCTTGCCCCCATACATTGAACTTTGAATAGGCAATTAGAAGCAATAATAATAAAAATAAAAAACCAACCCCTGAAGAGAGACCCTGAAAAATTACTAACATTCTATTACTATTGTCGCTCATTTCTACCAACTTAAATCAAGTTCTTACACTAAAATGCATACATCAATTGTAATTCCAATATCGACACATACAAACTAATGAAAAAACTTAAAAAGCAAACTACTTAAAGTCCCTATAAATGCCAAGTATAAACCACTAATTAACCCTATGGTCCATCTGTGATGGGTTCGGCCTTCAGCCATCAGGATGCAAAAATCAGATTTCATATCTTTTCTAATCTCATTCATTTCACCATCAAGTTTATCTAGTTTTTTATCAATGCGATTTAATGACTGATGGAAATCATCATTCTTCTGTTCCAGTAACATGATTCTTGCTTCTTCGCTTGAAATCATGTCTTTATGATTAGCCATTTTCATGTTACCTCTAAACCATCTTTTCTATACAAGAATTTTAATACTAAAAACAATAAACTTCAAGCACTTAATTTGTACAAACTGCTGGTTGTAGAGAACGCATATTAACAGTAAAATACAATTACAACCAATAATGATAAATATCGATAAGCATCATGGACTCAAGTAAACCGGCAACAAGATACATTCCTGTTCCTGAATGGAATAAGTTTCATATTTGGCCTAAAGATAGTGGATTAAGACACCTTATCTTCAATAAAGAGAAAAATGGTTTTAATAAGGTCGTTAAAAAAGTTGGTAAGCGCGTCTTAATCGATGAGGCTGCTTTCTTTGAATGGGTGAACAATAATGGAAAATAGACCAATAATCACCCAAAACTGTTCACATAATAGCAAAATTTAATTATTCCAAGCTTACATGGTAAAATATATCGTCAATAAAATATGGATAGCCAATGACGATTTTTGTACGCGGTTGCAACCCGATATGGAGCTTGGTCGATTTAACGGGTCATCAATTTGATGATACGTTCTATATGTTCGTCCTAGAAAACACGATCCCATATATTCCATCGACCGTTTATCATGACGTCTCAGGCACCATACCCTGGAACAACCCTATTCAGTTTCTAGCTAACGGGACCCTACCTGTAGATATATATTGGAATCCAGACCTAGTTTATCGGTTAGAATTTCGCCAAGGGGATACGCAAACTGACCCGCTTATTTATGAGGTTAACAATTACACCCCTGGAGGCTCAGGCATCACGCCCGTAGATACCTCAGCCATTGCCAGCGACAATCAAGTTACAAACCCACAGTTTTCATTGATTAGCTTTGCATCTCCATATTCGCAAACCAGCATTACCGATCCCGATCCCATTGAGGTCGCCCCAGGCTGGTTCTTAAAATTAGCAGGAACGGGGAATGTAGCTCTTGAGCGCGTAGCCCTAACAGCCACGCAAGCTAATGAAACCAACGCTCCATATGCTTTAAGAATCACATTAAGTGGCTCATGGTCCGCAAGCCCTTATTTATATCAACGCTTTAATGAAAATGGAATGCTGTGGTCAACGTTTACTCGTAGTAGATACGTGGCAAGCTCCATCACAGCTAAAGTAGATGGTGCACCACAAAGCATTTTAGCTCAGCTATATGATTCAATGGGAACGGCTCTAACAACGGTGCTTGACGATACTACTTTAAATGGCACGTATAATGAATACACTGGTACAGGCCTTATGCCCAGTACCACCAATACAAATACGCCACCAGCAGCCTATATTGAATACCGTCTATTTTTACCAACTTCCATCGATGTGTATGTAACCAGCATTCAGTTGGTGTCTACTTTAAGCAATTTCCATGTTCAATACATACAAGAAACAATAGAGCGCCAACAAGACCATACTTTTCATTATTACCTTGATTCATTGCTGCAACAACAAAAACAAAGTGTACTTACAGGCTGGGATTTCGGCTTAAATCCATGGCAATTTTCATCCGCAACCTCAACGAATCTACCAACTTTTGGTTATATTGCTGACCAAACAATAATGTTTCAACAAGCCTATGTTGCGAGTGCTGCTGGAAATAATATAGCAACCAATAGGGGATCACTTGCTCAAAATTACGGGTTTAAAGTAACCGCCGTAACAGCTACCAACCAATTTGCAATGATTCAATACATAGACCCAACAAGCATTCGCACAGGCTGGGGCAAGACTTTCTCAAGCATGGTTAAATTAGTCGCGCAATTGCAGGGCACAGTAAGCCTTAAAATGCGCTTAATATATAGGGCAAGCCTGCCTTCCCCTATTTCCCAAACAGAACCCATTGCATCATGGGCGCCCCTTGGGCAGCCAGTATATGCAGCCGGATGGACTGCAATAAGTCCTGCAAACGATCCAACTTATGTCTTAACAAATGGGTCTAGCACATTAAAGTTTGAAGGATTTGAGTTGCCTGTTTCAACCAATGCAAGCATGACATTAGGTATTGTTATTTACACAACGACACCAATGACACAAACAGGAACTGCCGACAATATTGTTTTTAATAGTGTGTCTTTAGTACAAAATGATTTTGCAATTGAAACCCCAGCGCTTTCCTTCGATGAAACATTAAGACGATGCCAATTTTATTATAGAAAATCATTCTTAGTGGGGACAGTACCTACAACAAACGTAGGGGCTGGAACTGGTGAATCAGTTGGCACCCAGGTTGCAGCGGCTGGAATCGTTGCTCAGGGGCCCGTTATAAGATTTGATTATCCCATGAGAGGGACGCCCGGAGTTACTTTATTTAACCCCTTGGCTGCTAACAACGAAATACGTGACACATCCACAGGTACGAATTGGGTGGGCTCAGGGCCTGTTGATATTACCGCTCTGGGTTTTGTGGCCATAGGAACAACGCCCGGTG